GCAATGGGCCAAACAGCTATCCGTCAAGCAGTGTTTGATGGTCAGTTAGACATGGATCAAGTTGTTTCATCCGGCTTATTTGCTACTGCATCAGAGTTTTTCCGGTGGTTAGCGCCGGCTTCTGATTCGGCAGAAAACAAGAAAAAACTTGAAGAATGGAACAACAGCATAACAGCAGAGCAGCGTGCAGAACTTGCTGAAACCCTTGATACAAGATTTGGTAATGATTTAAACGCCGCCTTAGCCGCGCAACAGTCGGCTTCTATGAGCAACGCGCTTAATAGGCTTCAAGAAACTTTAAACGAGATGTATGCACCAGAGCCTGCTGACATTTCTGCAAGCACCGTAGACGCGGCAGACTCAGAATTAGCTGACACAACAATGTCAGAGGAAGAGTTTTTAGAAACCGAAACATTCCAAGAATTTGAGCCTGAGTATCAAGAAATAACAGATCCTTTTGCAGGTAGAACATCCGAAAGAGGTTTGGTTTATGCAACCGATGAAGATGGAAACATGCGACTTGTTGGTATTGATGAGTCTAGTAGCCCAGAAGAACTTCTTGCGGGAATTAGAGAATTAGCAGAAGGAAATATTTATGGCCATCAATTTGCCGATGGTCGAAGTGTTTTATCTTTAAACGAAGACATGATAACTGCATTAGTTAATCAAGCCGGTGGTGCTTCGCAGTTGGCTGCTTACTTAGAAGACGCAGGCATTTATGTAGTATTTGACTCTAACTCAAATAATTTAATTGCTTTGATGGGAGAAGGGGTTACAGGTGGTCTTAATACTAATGTTAATGCAGATAATTATTTAGATCCTGAATGGTCTCCTAGATCTATTAACGAGCAAGTAATGCCTCCGCCACAGCCTCCTACTCCTGACGAGCTTCAGGTTTTAGAAGCCGTAAACTTGGAAGAGTTGCGAGCGCAGTCCATGGAAGAAGTAATTCCTCCAGATACGCCTGTTGATATAGAAGAAGAAATAGACTTTGAGCCTCTTGAGTATGAATTTGAACCAGAAGTTGTTCCTGAGCCACCGCCTGAGCCAGAACCCGTTGAGCCTGTAGAACCTGTGCCTACGCCTCAGCCTACTGAGGGACAAGAAGGAGAGACTGGAGTAGTTCGGGGTTTGTTCCCTGAGTATCTTCCTGAGCCCACTCCGACACCTGCTCCAGTACCAGCCCCGGCACCTCAGCAGCCTACAATGCCCAGTCAGCCTGCTCCTACTGCTCCTCCTATAGATCCAAGCAGGACTCCTGATTTTCCCGGTGGAGCCGCTCCTGTACCGACTCCTGCGCCTGCACCGGTTCCGGGACCTGCAGGACCCACTGGACCACAAGGACCTACAGGACCTGAAGGACAACCCGGACAACCCGGACAACCGGGAACACCCGGAGCACCCGGAGAGACTGGGCCTGCTGGACCCGCTGGAGCACCCGGAGCACCCGGAGCACCCGGAGCACCCGGAGCACCCGGAGAACAAGGCCCGCCGGGAGAGCAAGGTCCTCAAGGTGCGCCCGGAAGAGACGCTGATCCTGAAGTTATTAGAGGAGTTGTAGAAGAAGTATTAGAAAACACTCCGTTTGCTACGCCTAGTGAAGTAGCCGAAGCGGTAGCTCAGGCTGGCTATGCTACGCCAGAAGATATTGGAACTGCCCTTGCTCAGGCCGGTTTTGCTACCCCCGAAGACATTACTCGTGCATTAACAAGCGCTGGATTTACTACGCCAGAGGATGTTGCAACCGCATTGGCTAATGCAGGGTATGTAACGCCTGATCAACTAGGCAGTGCATTAGCGGCATCAGGTTTTGCTACGCCAGAGGATGTTACAAACGCTATAGCTGGCGCTGGATTTACTACGCCAGAAGATATTGATCGGGCCTTGCAGGGCGCGGGGTTTGCTACAGCAGGCGAAGTTGAAAGCGTAGAGCGTAGTTTGCAAGAAGCATTACAGTCAGCACAGGCCGGCCAAGCTAGAGCCTTGTCGGATGCAGAAGCTAGATTGTTGTCTCAAATAACTGGTGTTAACGCTCAAACCCTCCAGCAATTATCAACAGTTGAAGGGGCGCTAAACAATCAACTAACTAACCTAGGCACAAGCATTGGCGAGGTACAAAACAACTTAGAGTCGTCTATTGCTGGCGTTAGGGGTGAAGTAAGAGATGTAGAAACAAGTTTGCAAAATGCATTGGCGGCACAAGCTCAAGGTCAGGCCCGCCAACTAACAGACGCTGAAGCTAGACTGCTTTCACAGATTACAGGCGTAGAAGCTAATACACTACGACAGCTATCTACCGTAGAAGGTGCGCTAAACACTCAGCTTAACCAGCTTGGAACCAACATAAACAATGTTCAAAACCAGCTAGAGCAGTCTATTGCCGGCATTGCGGCAGGACAGCAAACGGCAGAACAAGAGCGTAGAGACTTACAACAGGCTTTGCTTGCAGTAGGTGGCGACGTTAATCGTCTAGATGCGCAAACACGTCAGCAATTTGAAGAGTTTGGCGAAGACGTTAATCAGTTGTTTGCTGGGGTTAACGTAGACATCGAAGGTTTACGTGCAGGTCAAGTTAGTCAAGCCGAAGCTTTTGCTCAGTACCAAGCAGACGCTTCAGTTAAAGCAGCAGAAGCTACAGAAGAACGTAGAAATCTACAGCAGTCGCTTATTGCAGTACGGGGTGATGTTACTCAGTTAGATGAAAGTACTAGGCAACAGTTTGAAGAGTTTGGTGGCACAGTTAACCAATTATTTTCTGACGTAAACGTTGATATTAATGCTTTACAGGCGGGGCAGATTAGTCAACAAGAAGCACAACAAGCGTTTGAGCAAAGTGTTGCAGGTCAGTTTGGTGCAATAGGCGAACAACTAGGCGGTGTTATGACTGACATTGCTGGCCTAGGACAACAAATAGGCGGCGTAGGTCAAGGCTTAGGACAGCTTGGTGAAGGCGTTGGAATGCTTGGAGCAGCCTTAGGCGCAGGCTTGGGCGGTCTTCAACAACAACAAGTAGCTACCCAACAGCTATTGGCAAGACCAGACCCCATAGATTTTAGACCACTAGAGCAAATACAACTAGGGTACACCCCTTACCAACAAGAACAGGGTTTTGTACAAACTGAGCCGCTCTCGAAAAGAAACCTTGACGGCCTTTTTAGGAGATTTATTGGATGACGTATTTAAACCTTATGAATAACGTGTTGCGTAGATTGCGTGAAGAAGAAACCACGTCAGTTACAAGCACAACCTACGTCAAAATGGTGGGTGACTTTATTAACGACGCTAAGAAGTTAGTAGAAGAGTCTAATGATTGGTCTGCCTTGCGTGAAACCATTGTCGTAACTACTACTGCTTCCGACAACAGTTACTCACTAACTGGTGGTGGTGACAATGTAAAAGTCATGTGTGTCCTGAACGACACTAGTAACTTGTTTATGGACTACCAGACAAAAGACTGGTTCAACGAACAACTATACATTAGCAGTGCAGCAGAAGGCGCACCACGGTACTACACGTACAACGGTTTGGACTCTAGCGGTGACACAGAAGTACTTGTAGGCCCAACACCAGACGGTGTGTACAGCCTTCGGTTTGATGTGGTAAAACGGCAGGCAGACTTGAGTTCTAACACAGATTCTTTGCTAGTGCCTTCAATGCCTGTTGTACACTTGGCCGTGGCCCTATTAGCCCGCGAACGTGGCGAAACAGGTGGTACATCTACTGCTGAGTACTTCCGTATTGCTGACAAGTTTTTGGCTGACGCTATTGCTATAGACGCAGCAAAGCACCCTGAAGAGATGGTATTTAGGACTATTTAATATGGCTCAACAACTGCAAAGTATCAATCTTGTAGCTCCGGCGTTTAAAGGTGTTAACACCGAAGATTCGCCGTTGGCTCAAGACCCGTCGTTTGCAGAAATTGCAGACAACGCTGTGATTGACAAACGTGGTCGTATTGCTGCACGTAAGGGCCACACTGTCGTAACAACAAACAAGACTGTCCTTGGTACTGACTCGTTACGATCTAT